TTTATTGATGAGTACGGATATCCAGTCTTCGATAGTCCAGATAATGATGTACTCGGACCGGACGGTGAATTAATAGATATAGGCATAATAGAGCATTGGAGTAACGAAGCAGAAGGATTAAAGTCTGATCAAGACGGTTTAAACGAATTCTATAGACAATTCCCAAGAACAACAGAGCATGCGTTTAGAGACGAGGCTAAGAATAGTATTTTTAACCTAGTCAAGATATATGAACAAATAGATTATAACGAAGGTATAGGTAACTCGTCGGTGTTATCAGTTGGTAATTTTCAATGGGTTAACGGAATAAAAGATACGCAAGTTATATTCTACCCAGATCCGAAAGGAAGATTTAAAGTAAGTTGGTTTCCACCAGCTAACATGCAAAACAAAATAATACAAAAAAATGGTATACGATATCCTGCTAATGAACACATGGGGGCTTTTGGTTGTGATAGTTATGATATTAGTGGGACGGTTGATGGAAAAGGATCAAACGGAGCGCTTCATGGATTAACGAAGTTTTCAATGGAAGACGCGCCACCAAACCACTTTTTCTTAGAGTACGTATCGAGACCTCCAACGGCTGAGATATTTTTTGAAGACGTGTTGATGGCTTTAGTGTTTTACGGAATGCCATTATTATGTGAGAATAACAAGCCTAGGTTATTGTATCACTTAAGAAGAAGAGGATATAGAGGTTACTCTATGAATAGACCGGATAAGCTTTGGAACAAACTATCTGTAACAGAAAAGGAAATAGGTGGAATACCTAATTCAAGTGAAGATATAAAACAGGCTCACGCAGCCGCTATCGAGATGTATATACAGAACCACGTTGGTCACTTAGGAGATGGGAATTATGGAAACATATACTTTAATGAAACGTTAAACGACTGGAGTAGGTTTGATATAAACAAAAGAACAAAGCATGATGCTTCTATTAGTTCTGGATTAGCTATCATGGCTTGTAACAGAAACCTATATAGACCAAATGCAAAGGTAGAGAAACAAAAGTTAAATATGAATATTGCGAGGTATACTAATACTGGAAACGCATCTAAAATAATAAAGTAAAATATGGCAGAGTCTGTTATAAATAATTATTTTCCTAGTCAAGTTGTAAGTGATGCTGAGAAGCTTAGTTACGATTATGGTTTAAAAATAGGTAAAGCTATTGAAAGCGAATGGTTTCATAAAGATCGCGGTTCAAATAGGTACTCAACTAATCAAAACAATTTCCACAACTTAAGGTTATACGCTCGTGGAGAACAATCAATTCAAAAATATAAAGATGAGTTATCTATAAACGGTGACTTAAGCTACTTAAATCTAGATTGGACGCCAGTCCCTATTATATCTAAATTTGTAGATATTGTTGCTAATGGTATTGCTGAAAGAATGTATGACATAAAAGCGTATTCTCAAGATCCTTATGGTGTTCGAAAAAGAACTGAATATATGGAGTCAGTTCTTAGGGATATGAAAATGAAAAGCATAGATCAGTATGTTAAAGAAAACTTTAACTTAGACCTATCTGAAAACAATCCTGAAACTTTACCTGAAAACGAAGAGGAGTTAGGATTATACATGCAGCTATCTTACAAGCAGTCTGTGGAACTAGCGGAAGAGCAAGCTTTGAAAGTTTTGATGGAAGGTAATAACTACGAGTTAATTAAGAAAAGGTTTTACTACGATTTAACAGTATTAGGTATTGGAGCTGTAAAGACTGGATTTAACACGTCACAAGGTGTTACTATAGACTATGTTGACCCAGCGGACTTGGTTTATTCTTATACTGAATCGCCATATTTTGACGATATATACTACGTTGGAGAAGTTAAGACGATACCTGTAAATGAGTTAGCTAAGCAATTTCCTCATTTGACTCATGAAGATCTAGAGGAAATAGTAAAAAACAAGTCTCCATACAAAGGAAACTCTTACAGCAGCAACACGTCTAGAGAACTAGACAACAATTCAGTTCAAGTTTTATATTTTAACTTTAAAAGTTATATGAACGAGGTTTATAAAATGAAAGAAACTGGATCTGGAGCTGATAAGGCTATAGAGAAAGATGACGCGTTTAATCCTCCAGAGGAGAAAGAAGGTGGATACGGGAGGTTACAAAGATCTATAGAGTGTCTTTACGAAGGGGCTATGGTGTTAGGTACAGAAAAACTACTTAAATGGGAAATGGCAAAAAACATGATGCGTCCTAAAAGTGATTTCACAAAAGTTAAAATGAACTATTCTATAGTGGCTCCTAGAATGTATAAGGGTAGGATTGATTCGTTAGTAAAACGTATAACAGGTTTTGCTGACATGATACAGCTTACGCATCTAAAGCTACAGCAGATAATGGCTAGAATGGTTCCTGATGGAGTCTATTTAGACGCTGATGGTTTAGCTGAAGTTGATTTAGGTAACGGAACAAACTACAGCCCACAAGAAGCTTTAAATATGTTTTTTCAAACAGGATCTGTTATTGGAAGAAGTTTTACAAGTGAAGGTGATATGAACCCTGGAAAAGTTCCTATTCAAGAAATACAATCTGGATCTGGTGGTAATAAAATGCAAGCACTTATAGGTAATTACAATTACTACCTACAGATGATAAGAGATGTGACTGGATTAAACGAAGCTAGAGATGGGTCTACGCCGGATAAAAACGCTTTAGTTGGTATACAGAAAATGGCAGCAGCCAACTCTAACACAGCAACAAGACATATATTACAATCCGGATTGTTCTTAACGTCTCAAACAGCGGAGTGTTTGTCGTTGAGAATATCTGACATTATAGAGTACTCTCCAACTAAAGATGCTTTCGTGCAAGCTATTGGAGCGCACAACGTTTCTACTTTAGAAGAGATGTCTAATCTTCATTTATATGATTTCGGTATATTTATTGAATTAGCTCCAGACGAAGAAGAAAAAGCTTTACTTGAAAACAACATACAAGTCGCTTTGTCCCAACAAAGCATAGAGCTGGAAGATGCTATTGACGTTAGAGAAATAAAAAATCTTAAAATGGCTAATTCATTACTAAAGATACGTAGAAAGAAAAAAATAGATAGAGACCAAAAGATACAACAACAAAACATCCAAGCACAATCTCAAGCCAACATACAAGCTCAGCAAGCCGCTGCTCAAATGGAGATCCAGAAAAATCAAGCTATCACTCAATCTAAATCTGAGCTAGCTCAAATGGAGATGCAGTTAAATCTTCAGAAAATGCAAGCAGAGGGAGAACTAAAGAAAATGCTTATGGAGCAAGAGTTCCAATACAATATGCAATTAAGGCAAGCAGAAGTTGATGGTGCTAAAGGTAAAGAAAAAGAAAAAGAGGATCGTAAAGACAAAAGAACAAAAATACAAGCAACACAGCAATCAGAAATGATTGACCAAAGAAAAAATGAAAAACCACCTAAAAACTTCGAGTCTTCAGGTAATGATGTAATGGGTGGGGGATTCAACTTAGGAGCGTTTGATCCTAAGTAACAATTATTAACTATTATATTATATTATGGCAAAAAAGAAAAAAGTAGAGGCAACTGAAAATGTTGTCCAAGAACAAGTAGACAACGTAACTAAAGTTAACTTAAACAAAACTGAAGAAAACAATGTTACCAAAGTAGATTTAAGTAAACCACCTACAGAAGAAGTTGTTGCAGAAGAGTCACCTGTAGAAGAAGTTGTTGAAGAAGTTGTTGAAGAAAAACAACCAGAAACAGAAGTTGAAACTCTAGTTCTTGAAGAGATTACTGACGAAGTTGAAGAGTTAACAGAGCAAGTAGAAGAAGCTGTTGCGGAAGCCGAAGCTACGGGAAAACCAGTTCCAGAAAACATACAGAAGTTAATGGAGTTTATGGAAGATACTGGTGGAGACCTAGAGGATTACGTTAAATTAAATCAAGATTTCTCTGAGCTGGATAACAACTCTATATTAAAAGAATACTACAAGCAAACAAAACCTCATTTAGATTCTGAAGAAATAGATTTCTTAATGGAAGATACTTTTTCTTTTGACGAAGAGCTAGATGAGGAGAGAGATGTTAGAAGAAAAAAATTAGCTTTGAAGGAGCAAGTTGCTCAAGCAAAGCAACACCTGGACGGTGCAAAGTCCAAATATTACGAAGATATCAAAGGCGGATCGAAACTCACGAGTGAGCAACAGAAAGCAGTTGAATTCTTCAACAGGTACAAAACGGAATCAAAAGAGCAGGAAGAGGTAGCAGGTAAGCAAAAAAGTACGTTTTTAAATAAAACTAATAAACTTTTCAACAAGGAATTCAAAGGTTTTGAATACAACGTTGGTGAGAAGAAATTTAGGTTTAATGTTAAAGACTCTGACACCGTAAAAGACACTCAAAGCGACATTAATAATTTTGTCAAGAAGTTCTTGAATAAAAATAATGAAATGGAAGATGCTAAGGGTTATCACAAATCGATGTACACTGCTATGAATCCTGATAAGATCGCTAATCACTTTTACGAACAAGGTAAGGCTGACGCTTTAAAAAATAGCGTAGCTAAATCTAAAAACATCAGCATGGACCCAAGACAATCTCACGGGGTAGTTGAAGCTGGTGGGATTAAAGTAAGAGTGCTTGGTGAAAATTCTAATGATTTCAAATTCAAAATTAAACAAAAATAAAAATTTAAAAATTAAAAATTATGGCAATTACACCCGGAGGTAGTTTGAATACTGTCCCTGCTGCGACGCAGCAAGCATTATCTACAAACTATCTAGATTTCAACCAAGACATGGGTTGGGCACAACAATATTTACCAGATCTTATGGAAAAAGAAGCTGAAGTTTTCGGACCGAGAACTATTTCAGGATTTCTTTCACAAGTAGGAGCTGAAGAAGCGATGCAAGCTGACCAAGTTATTTGGTCTGAGCAAGGTCGTTTACACCTTTCTTATAAAGGTTCAATACACACTGATAATGGTGGAACTCTTATAACAGGTGGTGGTTCTGCTACTGTAGCACAGTTTACACCTACTCATAGTATAGATGGCGTAGCTGGTACAGATCACGGTGTTAGAGTTAACGATACTGTTATTGTATCTAACGCTCAAGGTGTCTTCAAGTGTTTAGTATCAGTAGTAACAGCAACGCTAATCGACGTAGAACCTTACGATGGTACTGTTATAGCTACAGATGCAACTGCTCAAGGAACGACTATATTAGTTTATGGTTCTGAATTTGGAAAAGGTGATAGCTATGCTACTGCTGATGGTTTAAAAACACGTACTGACTCAAGAGGTGCTAACGAGCCAGGATTTAAAACTTTTAGTAACAAACCGATTATAATGAAAGACTACTACGAAGTATCAGGTTCTGATACAGCTAGAGTTGGTTGGGTTGAAGTTGCTAGTGAAGACGGACAAGCAGGTTACTTATGGTACTTAAAAGCTGAGGCTGATACAAGAGCTCGTTTTAACGATCACTTGGAAATGGCAATGTTAGAAGGTGAGTTAAACGCTGCTGCTTCGCAAACTGATGGAGCTGATATTTTATTAGGTTCTGTTGCTGGTGGTGCTGGTAGAGTTGGTACTGAAGGTTTATTTGCTGCTATCGAATCAAGAGGTAATTTAACTTCAGGTATTACTGGTGTTAACTCTGCTACTGATTTAGCTGAATTTGATGCTATCTTAGCTGAGTTTGATTCTCAAGGTGCTATTGAAGAGAACATGATGTTTGTAAACAGAGCTACTAGTTTAGCAATGGATGACATGTTAGCTTCTATGAATTCTTACGGTGCTGGTGGAACTTCTTATGGAGTATTCAACAACTCTGAAGATATGGCATTGAACTTAGGTTTCTCAGGATTTAGAAGAGGTTCTTATGACTTCTACAAGTCTGATATGAGATACTTAAACGACAAAGCTACTAGAGGTGGTATTAACGCTGCTAATGCTGCAAATGCAATTAGAGGGGTTATTGTTCCAGCTGGTACGTCTACAGTTTATGACCAACAATTAGGTAAAAACCTTAAAAGACCATTTTTACACGTTAGATATAGAGCTTCACAAACTGACAATAGAAAAATGAAAACTTGGGTTACTGGTTCTGTTGGAGCTGCTACGTCTGCTTTAGATGCGATGCAAATTCATATGTTATCGGAAAGATGTCTAGTTACACAAGGTGCTAACAATTTCATGTTAATGAAATAAGCATTTATTATATTAAAGAACCGGGGCTTCGGCCTCGGTACTTTATTTTTATTAATTTATATTATATTATATTATGGCAAAGAAAAAAGAAACAAAACCAGTTGCAGTAGAAGAAACTGTAGTTGAACAAGAAATTATGGAGACAGTTAACGAATTTATGGAAGTTGACACTCCAAGAGAAAGATTAAAACCATCTAACGAGTGGGAAATAAAAGACAGGATGTATTATCTAGTAGGAGACAAAAAGCCTCTATCTAGATCTATAAAAGCTGCTGGCGTTTATTACTTTGACAAAGAAAAAGGCTACGAAAGAGAGCTTAAGTACTGTCAAAACCAAAAAACACCATTCGTTGACGAAATGAAAGGTGATCAAAGATTAGAACATATTGTGTTCAGAGGCGGAAGCTTATTCGTTCCAAAAGAGAAAACAGTTTTACAAAAGCTATTATCCTTGTACCACCCGAACAAAGGCGGTATCTACGAAGAGTACAAACCATCTGCAATAGCTGCTGAAGAAATAGACGTATTGAATATTCAAGTTGATGCGTTAATCGCGGCTAGAAACATTGATATAGATATGGCAGAAGCTATCATGCGTGTTGAGAGAGGTTCTGACGTGTCTAACTTGAGTTCTAAGGAACTTAAAAGAGATTTACTAGTATTTGCAAAAAACAATCCTAAACTCTTCTTAGAGTTAGCAGATGACGAGAATGTAATGCTAAGAAACTTCGGTATCAAAGCTGTTGAAGGTGGTATACTAAGATTATCTTCTGATCAAAGAAACTTCTTATGGGGAAGTAATGGTAGAAAGTTGATGACAATACCATTTGACGAACATCCTTACACTGCTTTAGCACATTGGTTTAAGACTGATGAAGGAATGGAGATTTACTCCAATATAGAAAAAAGATTAAACAATTAATCAAACTGTAGATGCGGTCGCTCTACGGAGCGATCGTAAACTACAATAAAAAGAAATTATGGTAAATATAGATACAGTGTATCAAAGAGTTTTAGCTTTAGCTAACAAAGAGCAGAGAGGGTATATAACGCCCCAGGAG